CTAAAAAAGGCGAACCTATTCCAGCTAAAAAACTAGCTGCTGCCGCTAAAAAACCAGGCAAAATGGGTCAACGTGCACGTCTTGCTCAGACCCTTAAAGGCATGAAAAAATGAGTACTTCTGGCGTAACCACATTTAATCTAGACATGGGCGACCTCATTGAGGAAGCCTTTGAGCGTTGTGGTACGCAAGTACGTACGGGTTACGAGTTTAGAACTGCTCGTCGTAGTGTCAATATGATGACTATTGAGTGGGCAAACCGTGGTATTAATCTATGGACTATTGAGCAGGGGCAGATCCCTGTAAACATCAATGCTGGTCAGATTAGCTATCCAATCCCAGTAGATACAATTGATTTCTATGACCAAGTAACTCGTCAGGGTACGGGGCAAAATCAGGTTGATATTAACCTCACCCGTATATCAGCTGATGATTACCTCACAATCCCTACCAAAAACGCCACAGGGCGCCCAATTCAGGTTTGGATAGATAGACAGTCAGGTAACGTAGATTCTGTTCCTACGACCACTATTGCAGCTGGCAATCCTATTACTGCTACCTCTACTACGATTACTGTAACTTCTGCGGCTGATTTACGGACCCAAGGGTACATTAATATCGACAACGAAACAATCCTGTACCAGAACATCTCAGGTAATCAGCTATTAAATTGCTATCGTGGGCAAAACAATACGACTGCAGCATCCCATGCGGCTGGAGCAAACGTTATTGTTAACTACCTGCCAAACATCAATATCTGGCCCACAGGCGTACCTGGGCAGCAATACACTATTGTTTACTACCGTATGCGTCGTTTACAGGATGCTGGTACGGGTGTGACTACTCAGGATATTCCCTTTAGGTTTATCCCTTGTATGGCTGCTGGGCTAGCCTTTTATATGGCTATGAAGATTCCTGGTGTAGACCCAGCCAGAATACCAATGCTAAAGAGCGAGTATGAAGAGCAGTTTAAATTAGCTGCAGATGAAGATAGGGAGAAAGCGGCTATTCGTTTTGTGCCACGCAATATGTTCTATTCGAGGTAATTGTGCCTAGTAAATTTTCGTCTGGTAAGTATGCAATAGCGGAATGTGACCGCTGCGACCAGCGATATATGCTGAAGGATTTGCGCACCCAGGTATTAAAGACAAAACCATATAAAGTTAAAGTTTGTAAGACTTGTTGGGATCCAGATCAGCCACAGCTGCAATTAGGTATGTACCCAATAAACGACCCACAGGCTGTACGTGAACCTCGTCCTGATGTATCCTATTATGCATCTGGCAATACTGGTTTATATACATCTGATACGGCTAGTAATACAACTGCTAACGCTGGTTATCCTAGCGATGGTAGTCGGCAGATTCAGTGGGGTTGGAACCCTGTAGGTGGTGCAAGTAGTTTTGACGCTGTTTTAACTCCTAATGCTTTAGTAGCTATAGGGCAAACAGGAACCGTAACCGTAGTTATAACTTAGGAGTTTATTATGTCATTCAAAAAAGGCGCTGACGGAGTTACTAAACAAGGTAAAACCAAAGGTAAAAATTTAGGCGATTCAGGTCCAACGGCTAAAGTTCAAGCTGGCGGTAAAAAAACTGCTGGCGTAACTGGTAAAGCTATGCGGGCTGTTGGTCGTAACATGGCTCGTGCAAATAACCAAAGAGGTCGTTAATCATGGCTAAAAACAACAAGCCTGCTCAGGCTTATGATGAGCCCCACAAAATGAGTGGCGAGAAAACTAACACTAGTACTTATAGTGGCTATGAAGCTGGCGCTAAAGTTTTAGATAAAGCTAACATCTCTGTTGGTGGTATTAGCAAAGGTAACTATGCTAAAGAAAACCCATATGGTGTAGGCGTTATGCGTGGTTATGGCGCTGCTACTAAAGGTCGTAAGATCAGCGGGAAGATGGGCTAATGAACTACGAAACGTTATATAACACAATCCAAGCATACGCTGAGAACACTGAACAGTTGTTCGTAGCTAACATTCCTGTATTCGTGCAGGAAGCTGAAGATCGTATATATAACGCAGTTCAACTCCCATCTTTACGTAAGAACGTTACAGGTACGATGACGTCAGGTAATCAGTACATTTCTCTTCCTGACGATTGGCTTTCTAACTATTCCATTGCAGTTATTGATTCAACCAATAATTACAACTACCTTATTAACAAAGACGTTAACTATCTACGTGCAGCTTATCCGTCTGTAACCTTGACTGGGTCTACCTATCAGGGCACTCCTGGGGGTGTTCCTAAGTACTATGCCCTGTTTGGTGCTCAGTACTCTAACGTCAATGAAATGACTTTGATGGTAGCTCCAACCCCAGACCAAAGCTACACAGTAGAGATGCACTACTTCTATTACCCACCAACAATCGTGCAGGGCCAAATTAGTAATCTGGCTGGTACGTTTAGCGGCGGTGCGCTATATACCAATGGTGTATACCAAAACGTGCTTTTAACTGGTGGCTCTGGCGCTAATGCTACGGCGGATATTGTGGTGTTAGGACAAACTGTTACTAGCGTAACTCTAAAGTTTGGTGGTAATTTCTACGTAGCTGGCGATATTCTTTCCTGTGCTTCATTAGGTTCTACTGGATCAGGGTTCTCCATTACTGTAGCAACGGTATCTAATAGCACTGGCACAAGCTGGCTAGGCGATAACTACGACCCAGTCTTGCTTTATGGTGCAATGCGGGAAGCTATTATCTTTATGAAGGGCGAACAAGATATGGTTTCTTATTATCAGAAGATGTATGAAGAAGCTATTGCACAACTTAAACGTCTTGGCGACGGTCTTGAGCGTGGCGATGCTTACCGTAACGGGCAAGTTATATTACAAGTTAATTCATAATGGCAATCGTTCAAGGTCAAACTACCGTATTCAAGCTAAACCTTTTAAAGGCTTTAGAGAACTTTGCCGTAGGTACGCCTTACACATACAAGATTGCTTTGTATAACGCTTTAGCGGATCTTAATAGCGACACTACTACCTACACTACTGTTAACGAGGTTACAGGTACTGGCTATACGGCGGGGGGCTTATCTTTAACTATCATTCCTCCAAACTTTAGCAATACAGACCAAACTGCTTTTGTCTCATTTTTACCTGCTATTTGGAACCCTGCTTCCTTTACTACTAGGGGTGCGCTAATTTACAATAGCACTACTGGGGCGGCTGTATGTGTTCTAAATTTTGGTAGTGATAAAGTAACAACAGGTACATTTACGGTGCAGTTCCCAACGGCAAGTGCAACAGATGCCATTATTAGAATTTCTTAGGAGAGATTATGAGTTCTGAAATTACAAAATTAGGCGATAGCTTCGGAGCTAGTGCCTCCTATGGCGGTGGTTCTGTTGAAACTGTCGGTCTAGAAGGTGTCTACGTTGCTACTTGCTTTGACGCAGACGGCAATGAAAAGTGGTCTGACACTATTAAAAACTTAACTACCAACGTTGGTCGTGCCAATATCATGAATTCGTATTTTGGCAATACAGGCGGCGGTGCAATTGTGATGGGCTTAGGAGGCGCTAATGGTTCTGGTACGTTTACTCCTGCTTATGGTGATACTCAAGCTAGCCATGCTGGTTGGTTTGAAGTCGGCGGTGCTAATGCCCCAACCTACTCTGGAACCCGTAAAACTCCAAGTTTCTCAGCAGCAACAACGGCGAATCCATCCGTCCTGTCAACGAGTGCCGCCGTCGTGTTTAGTATGACTGGCTCTGGTACTGTATGGGGCGCGTTCATTAACGTAGGTGGTTCTACTGCGATTGATAACACCACAGGCGTACTATTTAGTATCGGTGCATTTACGGCTGGTTCTAAGACGGTTACTTCTGGCGACACAATCAACGTAACGTATACGCTCAGCGCTGCTGGCTAAGGAGGTTTAAATGCCTCTTCAGTTAAAAGATAGGGTACTAGAAACTGCCTCGGCTCCTGGCACAGGCACAGTTACCCTTCTTGGCGCTTCGCTTGGGTATCAGTCGTTTAATACTGCTTTAACTAGCGGGAATACGACTTATTACACCATTGCCGATCTAGGCGGGGCTAACTGGGAAGTTGGTATTGGTACGTTTACTTCGCCAAACCAATTAGCTCGTAACACTATTTTAGAGTCTAGCGGTGGCGGCACAATAGTTAACTTTAGTTCTGGCATACAGAACGTATTTATTACTTACCCTGCTGAGCAGTCAGTAAACCTTGATGCGTCTAATAATGTATCAGCGTTAGGCACAATTAGTTCAGGAACTTGGAACGCTACTGCGATTGTTACGACTTATGGTGGTACTGGTCTTACTTCCTATACTGCTGGTGATCTACCCTATTACACTTCTGGTACTGCGTTGTCTAAACTGGGTATTGGCACCAATGGGTTTATCCTTACATCAAACGGTACAGCTCCAGTCTGGTCAGCAAACACGGCAGCCACAGCGGACGATGCGTACTTTTTATCATTTATGATGGGTTAATATGCCAACTTATTCAAACAACTCGTATGCAGTAAAGAACGTCAGCACGTCTGGCTCAACTGCTATATCAAGCATTGCCTCCGGTACTGTTGCGGTATCAAGTCTTATCCTAGCAAACACAGGCGTATCGCCAATTACAGTTAGTGCTTATATTACCCGCAGCTCTGTTAACTACTACTTGGTGTATCAAGCTACTGTGCCTGTTGGCGGCTCGCTTGAGGTCATCCAAGGCAACCGTGTTGTACTAAAAGCTAGTGATTCATTAACTGTGGTTTCTAGCACAGCAAATTCTTGTGATGCGTGGGTATCTGCTTTAACGGCGGTCTAAGATGGCATATATTGGAAATACAGTCCAAAACCAAGGCTTTGCCCCAGCCATTGATTATTTCAATGGTAATGGCGTTACTGTAACGTTTACTCTATCCCGTCCTGTTGCTTCTGTAGCACAGGTAATTGTTGCGGTTGATAACGTTATTCAAAACCCAAGTTCTGCTTTTGGCGTAGTTGGTAACTCTATTACCTTTACCTCTGCCCCGCTATCTGGCACAAACAACATCTGGGTTGAGTACACAAGTCTGATTACGACTTACCAAGGCATCTCTCAAGACCCAACCGTTATTGGTGATATTAGAGCTACTGGCGGTTACTTAGCCGAAGGTGACTTCGGTAATTCATTTGTTGACGGTAATCTTATTGACTACGTTACAGGTAGAGGCCGGTTTACTGTAGGTGAGTTAGACGATATAACTTTCTACCACGGTGGTACATCTGGTCGTTCTGCAATGATGGACTTGTACTACGCTGGCGGCGCTAAGATTTATGGCACAACAGCATTAACTATTCCTGTTGGAACTACTGCACAAAGACCTGGGACTCCAGCTTTTGGAATGATCCGTGGGAACACTACTACTGGATATATTGAATACTACAATTCAGCTACTTCTTCATGGAGTGGTATTGGGGAGTATCAAGCGACAGGCGGTACTGTTACTACGTATAGCTCTGGAGGAGTAAATTACAAAGTTCATACTTTTACTACTTCTGGTACTTATACAGTAACTGCTGGCACAGCTAATATTGATTATTTAGTTGTTGCTGCTGGCGGTGGCGGTGGTCCTATTGGTGGCGGCGGCGGTGCTGGAGGGGTTTTAGTTGGCAGTATTGCGTCTACTTTTGGCGCTTACTCTATCGTAATTGGCGGTGGCGGCACAAATGGACAAGGTGGTTCTACTCCAGCTACTAATGGTGGAAACACTACTGCATTAGGATTAACTGCTATTGGTGGCGGCGGTGGCGGACAACACCAGAGTGGCGGCTCATCTACTTCGGGCCTTAGTGGTGGGTCAGGCGGTGGCGGTGCGGACAATGGAACACCGGGTGGTGCAGGGACTTCTGGTCAAGGTAATGCGGGTGGAACAGGTATTCCAAGTCTCCCAAGCACACAACGTGGTGGTGGTGGCGGCGGCGGTGCTGGAGCTGCTGGAGCAAGTGCTACTAGTAGCGGTATGGGTAACGGCGGTAATGGTATACAAAGCGGAATTAACGGCACTACCTTGTATTGGGGCGGTGGCGGAGGCGGCGGCGGATACGAGTCTACTACCGCTGGTAATGGCGGTCTTGGCGGCGGTGGCGGTGGGTCAGTTAATACTGGTACTGCTGGTACAGGGGGTGGCTCTGCACTTAACAGCGGCGATAATGGTGTTGTTGCAACTAATGCTCGTGGCGGTAGTGGCGGCGCTAACACAGGTGGCGGTGGCGGTGGCTGCTCATGGCAAACTCCGTCTTTTACTGCCCAAGGCGGTTCCGGCATTGTAATTATTCGCTATATAGTCTAAGGAGAAAACATGGGACATTTTGCAAAAGTAGTTGACGGTAAAGTTACACAAGTGATTGTGGCTGAACCTGATTTTTTTCAAACATTTGTAGATTCAAGCCCTGGTGAGTGGATTCAAACATCCTATAACACCATTGGCAATCAGCACACTCAAGGCGGTACACCATTGCGTGGTAACTACGCTGGTATTGGCTACACATACGACAGAGAAAACGATGTGTTTATTGCCCCAAAACCAGCTGATGACGCTACACTAAATACTGAAACATGG